CATCCATTCGTTTTCCTTCACAGAAATTGTTACGCTAGGCTTATGTTCGCACCAATGACGCTGATACATAAGCCATAACTCAAGTTGCTCAATAGCGTTCATCTGTGTCCGTGTGACTGCACCTGTAGGTGACTTCATAGGAAAGCTAAACACTGTAGTGCTGTCTGGCTTCATTACGTCTGCCTCTGCAGGTATACCCTGTGACATAAGGAACTGTGTAAGTGGGTCTTTATTATCACCACGCACAGTGCGTATGTAGTGGGCATTGTGTCGTGCATGAATACCTGACGCTGCATCTGTAAGCTGCGATACAGTGCCGCTTGGCTTGACACAGGTAACAGCCGTTGACTGTGGTATGCCTATCTGCTTTGCCATAGCTGCGTTAGTCTGTACAGCTACGTCACGTAGCAGGGTAAGGGCAGTCTCTAGCTTTGTGCTTGCCTCTGCTGTAATCGCATTGTCCATGATACCTGTAAGGGATACACCAAGCAGTCTTTCTTCTTCTGTATTCTTCTTCCATACAGAGCGAAGATACTTGAAGTTAGTCAGCGTAGCTTGGAACGTACCAAGTATTGTAGCAAGGCGAACCTTCTCCTTCAGTGTGTCAACTGTATCTGATTCACGCACAACCACCTCTGACAAATTACAAAACTGGTATGGGCGTAAGATGATCTCACTGCAGGGGTTGCAACCGAAGTCATGGTCTGTATCACGTCTGCCGTTCTTCTCTGCTTGCTTGATAGCAGACTGACGGTTGAAGATACCACGCTCCCCTGACTTACTGTCGTACAGAGCAAGCCACTCACGCATGAATGTACCCATCTCTGGCTTTACCTTGTATGCCACAGAGTTATTAGCCAAGGCTCGTTGCCCTTCATGCTCCCACCACTGACCTGACTTAGCATGTGCCATCTGGTCATCGTTTAGGTTAGACAAACTAATCAGTGCCGACCTGCGTACACCACCAACAACTACAACCTCGCCAATCTTACACATGATGTCGTGACACTCAATAGGATATAGCCTACGACCTGCTGCACCTTTGAACTTCTGCACAACAAACTCAAACAACTCAACCAATGGCTGTGGGCCTGATGCCCTACCGCCAAATGTCTTGAGCCTTGCACCTGCAGGACGTACTTCTGATACATCCCATTCTGGTATCTGTCCAGTATACAACATAGCAATAAGTTCTTTCAGTGACTTTGCCCATCCGGGTCTGCTGTCACCTACCTTTATCACTGTGTCTGTACGATGGAAGTCCTCGTTCACAATAGGTAGCTTCTCAATGTTATGTCGCTCTACGCTAAAGCCTACACCTGTACCACACATAAGTATGTACATGGTTTCATCAAACGCACGTGGGCTATCTACAGGCACGTAAGAACAGTTGTATCCACCAACATGGCATCTATCTAATGCAGGTCCACTGGTCATTAACGCCCTCATGCTAGGCATGACAGACAGATTTAATACAGCTTCTTCTAACTCACCTCTTAGTGAATCAGATAACTTATAGTCATGGTTGTCAGACAAATGCCTAGCCATATAATCAAAATATCTGTTGACAGTTTCATTCCATGTCTCCCTTCTCTGTTCATCTTCTTTCCAACGGGCATACCGTGAAAGGGCTATAAAGTTTTGGTAGTCTGTAGGTAATTGATTGCTTATCATCTCTTTACTCCGTTATTGTCTTAATGTGTCTAATATCAGCACCTTCTATATCATAAAAATATTCTTGGATGCTATCTTCTAATTCATCACCAACACGCCCATCGGCTGGTATTGGGTATTCTTCCTCGTCAATATCAATTGTAATAAACATCTTAACTTTCATCTGCCGCCATTACCTCTTCTATTAACTTGTCCAAATACCATTTGGCTTTTTGCAAATCCTCTAGTGGTTTATCTTTGTAATCAAAACGCCAGAGATACTTCATTATATTACCCTGTAGATAATACTTAAATCCTTTGTCCGTTGCAGCAGAGATAGCATGTATACACTCAATACCTGTTTGGTTGTAGTGTGGTGGACTGTTGACCATATCAGCAGAAGGTGGGTAGTCTTCTGGGCTACTCACATCACTTTGCTGCATAGCTTGTTTCATATACTCCTCATGTCTAGTCATGCTGAACCTCCTGTCTTAGTGTTAAAGTTTAGATGAACTATATTACCGTCATATGTTTTTTCTACCTGTAATTCTTCTTCTAGTTCTACATCAATTTCAAGTTCATTGTCAAGAACTTTTAAAACATATTCATTGACTATAGTTCTGACTTCTTCAACTTCTTCCATGACAGGCACAGCAGCACATATCATCTTAGTGAAGTGCATTAGTTGATTATAGTCGCTATCATCTAATGGGTTGTCTGGCATAGCCATTATAGAAATATCCACTTCACCTGACCAAGACCCATCATCATTAGCAAATGGTCTTACTCGTATTAGGAAATCTTCTTCATTTATTTCTTTACCAATTTTATGTAGTATTTTATCATTCATAACTATCTCCTTTTTACTTTCGCACCCGTAAACTTTATAAACTTTGGGTATTTGTTTTTACCTTTTTCTTTTAACCAATCTTCAGGAATAATCCTATCATAATATCTGAAACCATATTTTATACACCACTCACCATATGTAGACTTAGCACCCTTACGTAGCTTACGTCTACTGTTCTCAAACACAAAGCGTATATCTAACTTAGGATGTTGTCGTTTTACAGCAATATGCTTACGCCTATCTGCTGCAGTAAACATACCCTTTGTTTCGATTATAATGCCGTTGGACAGCACGAAGTCTGGTGTGTACGTTCTGTATGCTAGGTCTTCCCACTCAATCTTAACACCCTCGTATAAAAACTTTATCTTTAGTTCTTTAAGATACTCAGATACTTTGAGTTCAAGACCGCTACGATACCCATACTTTCGTGCTGCCCTAAATTGTTTTGCGTTAGGCACTACGCTAGATCACGCCATAGTAAGCTAGGACTATTAATGCGATAGCGATAGCTGCTACCACCCAATGCCTTGAGTTCTTCCTGTATGACTTTATCTGCTTCATTACGGGCTGCAATAGCATCACGAAGCCCAGCAGTTTTTCGCTCACGATATTCCTTACGCAAGTCGCTGAGTTTTTGCTCAGTAGTTTTAATCTCTTCTGCAAGAGCATCAAGTTCCAGTCTTTCATCATCCATTCATGTACTCCTCTTTCAGTTCGACATATGCCACAGTGGGCGGGAATTTAGCCTGTGATTTTACAGCAGACCGTTCTTGTAGAGTAGGCCAACAGTCAAGACGATAAGAGCAAAACTTGCACCCATCACTAAGTATTTTATTACCTGTCTCCTTACCTCTAAACTTCTCTGGTACTGGTTGAAAGCATCTTTCAAATTTATTCTCCTTTACTTTATTTATGGTTGTTTTTATCTTATCAATCTCTTGTTCTGTGTCAATACCTGTTGCTGGTACATATTTAAATTTACCATTTGCTTTGTTGACAACCCACCAACCACCAGCTTTCTTACCTGATGCTTTAGCGTAACCAGCTAGTTGGGCTACGTACCCAAAACCATCACTGCTGGCAAGAGTGTCAAAGGACTCAAATTTGTTTCTATATGACCAGTCTGAAGCTGATTTAATATCATCAACTGCACCATCAAGGATAAGGTCATAAGAACCAGAAACATTAGTATCACCACAGTCAAGAGTAACTTTGTTCGTGTCTTCATACTTTACTCCTGCTTCTGTAAGTAACCCCTTGAAGACAGCTTCAACAATATCTCCAAGCATCATATTCATTACAAATGTTGTGGGCAAGGGCATAGCTGCCTCTGGTTTGTTTTTATCATACCAAAGTTGGCAGGTAGGTCTTCCCACATTTGACATTCGTAATGTAAAGTCTTTTCTAGTTTTACCCTCACCGAACTGGCGTTTAAGTGCATCCGATATATCAGAAACTATTTTGTTAATGGTTGTGTCGGACATAGATGATTTACCATTTACGGCATCGTCCATGTATCTATGCAACGCCAGTTCAGCAGGATGTTTCATTATGCTACTTCCTCTTCTATTTCAATGTCTACTAGATCGTCAATCACTTCTGAATCGCCATCTTCCATTGAAGAGTTTGCTTTCTCTGCCCATGCATTAACGATATAGTTATTGTAATTATCAATCCATGTCATAAAATCTGCAAACATGGTTTGATCTTTTTCAGTAAGACTAATCGTGTCAGTCACATTTAATGACACTACAGGCACAAAGAAGCTGTTACCATTTGGTAACTTACGTTCATCTGTATTAGCAGTAATCATGTGCTGCACAGGAAGACGTTGCATCTTTGCAAGTTTCGTAAATGCATCACCAACAAACTTAAACGCATCACGATTATCAATCTCCCAAATGAATGGAGTAGTATCGACTTCAACTGAATTACCCTTTTCATCTGTAGCACTTACTAACTCAACAGTTCCTAATACAACACGTACACGTTTTATTTGCTTTATCAGTTCCTGTGTCTTTTCAGGAAGTGCTTTAAAATCCTGAATATATCCAGCAGGTTTACCGCAATTAAAACCACCATCATTATCTTTCAGATCAACATTCAGATCGTCATGCATGATGGTTTTGACGTAACGATTAGGCGAATTAGCGTTACCCATTATAAACCTCTTATACATAAATCGCTGCATAAAAGGACGCATCTTAATAGATGATGCATAGTATGTAGGACCATCTGGAATCTCCAACTTGTAAGTACCACCAGATACAACCTCTACATTTACATTCTTACCATTTACTTCTGCCGTACCCATGACAGGTGAATGGTTTATTCTCAAACGGGCTAAAGAACTGCTCTTTGCCTTTCCTGTTCCTTCATGGGCAATCCCCATTGCCTTTGCCATAGCAGCATAGTTATTAGGGTCTATTGTAGTTAGTTCTGTCATATAAACACTCCTTTCATTAATAGTGAATGAGGCATAGTTATATCATGCAACATCACTTGTGTCAAGCCAATTCGGACCAATTTTTGCCTCTAAAAGTAACGGGACATTAAATTGTATACCCCATTGCGCATTTAGTAATTCAGGTAATGCTTCATTTGTATGGTCTATAAGACTGATTACCCTTGTTTCTTCATCAGGATGCACGTCAATGACTATGCTATCGTGAACTGTGTTCACTATACACGATTTCATATTTTTTAACAACCCCTCAATGTATATTAATGTAATTGGAACAATGTCTGCTGTTGCAAACGATTGCACGGGATAGTTCTTTATTTGTGTAAAATGAGACACACGACCTGTAGCTTTTCTAACTACGTTGGGGAATGCGAACTCACGACCACTTGGTGTAGTAATCTTTTGAGTTGTCAAAGCCTCTTCAGCCAGTCTGGTGTGCCATTCTCTGACTCCTCTGTATTTTTTTGTAAAGTGTTCATAGTATGCTGCTTCCGCTGACGTTCTCCCAAAGCCCGTTGCGCCATAAAGCGGTGCGAACGTGTGAGCCTTTGCAGTCTGGCGATCCGTAGGTTGACCAGCATCACTAATAACTTTAGCGGTATATGCGTGTACATCAAATCCAGTAGATACTTCTTCAATAGCAACTCCATCTTGTGATAAGTAGGCAGCAGTACGGAACTCAAGCTGTGCAAAGTCAGCTTCCATAATCTTGCCGCCATCAAATCGTGACACAAATACTTTCTTGACCGGGAAAGTGCCGCCACGTGGCATGTTCTGCATGTTAGGGTCTGCTCCACTAAATCTGCCTGTCGCTGTACGATGTTGCAGCAAACGAACATGAAGTAAACCATCTTGTTTCGTATGTGTTTTTATACCCTCAACAAATGAAGATAGATATGTGTCTATGGCACTACGCCTACGGACTTTGTTTAAAAAGTCTGCTGCATCTAAAAAGCCTTTTGTCTTTGCAATGTTCTCAAGTATTTCTAAGTTAGCTTTACTTGTTGTAAATCCATTAGCACTAGCCCATTTTGGTGACGGTGGTTTGAATCTAAACCCTGCACGATTATTAGTGGGTATAAATAGAAACCCTGCTGTATCACAGTTCTTACATCTACTTGGCTTTGCAAAAGGCTCACCATTCTTTTTAGTCTTTCTTATATAACCAGAACCAGAACAGTCAGGGCATTGCGTTGCATTTGTCCTATACATAATCTCAGTGCCTACTGACAACATCCTATTAAAATCTTCTTTGTCCATGTAAGGGTCAATCTTTGCAGACCAATCTATTTTGTCTATAACCTTTCTATC